AGTCTATGGGAAGAAGTCTAGCACTGATGAATACAATCACCTCTCCCACATCTGGGAGAAGGCTCTTGCTAAGCTGAATGAGCAGGAGATTAGAGTTGGATACCAAAACTTAATCAAGACCAGAGTAAAATCTGGTATGCCTAGTCCGGCAGAATTCTTTGATGCATTATACAATGACATTACTGATGATGCATTAATGGCATGGAACCAGTTGTTCCAAGCACTCAAGTCACACCCAGGGAGACCTATTTGTTTTGAGGATACAGTACTTGCTGAGACTTGCAGAAGACTGGGAGGATTATCTTTCTTAGGTAGTCTCTCAGCTACAGATCTTTCATTCCAAAAGAGATCCTTCATGGATACATACTGTATCCTTGCTAAGCAGGGAGATATGTTTGACCCTGTATGTAAAGGTACATACGAAGCCCAACCAATTGAAATGAAAACATTAGCAAACAGGAAGGCTGTTACAGGAGGTTCATTATGAATAGAGCAGAGAGTAACTTGCTTAGTATTTGTCTCACTTATCCTGACCTACTGCCTAACGTAAGGGCAATCGTTCAGCCTGAGATGTTTGCCAATAAGAAATATGGCATCATATATAATACTGCTCTTGAACTTTATGATAAAGACGTTGCTGTTGATAGTGTTACAGTGTCGGCTAAGATCATGGACGATAGATCCTTACTGTCTAAGTTTGGTGAAGAGAGAGTTGTTAATGCCTGCCTTGATGAGATAAAAGATATACCACCAAAGGCGGAGAACTTTTTGGATTACTCAGACATTATAATTAAGTCATATAGAAAATCCTATACTGCTGCAGAAGCTTTAAAGACTGCAGAGAAAATTAAACTAGGAGAGGATGCAAGTTCACAGGTTGATATACTTAGTGAGAAGGTTCAGCAGGTTGAGAGATCATCTTCCAGACCCTTCTCCTCCTTCCTAGAGATTGCAAGGGAAGAGATCGAAGAGATATCTAAACGTAATGATAAGGGTGAGGTTAGTATGAGTGAGTTGTTTGTGCCAACTCCATTTGCCAGCCTGAATAATTTTATATACGGGTTCAGATACGGATCACTCTCCCTCCTGGGGGCACGACCTGCAATGGGGAAGACCACGTTTGCAGTAGCACTTGCGGCTGATGCGGCACGAAGAGGTATTAAAACCCTGTTCATTTCAATCGAGATGAGCAAGACAGAGATAGCACAGAAGTTTATTAGTCATGCATCTGGTATACACTTCAATAAAATACTAGAAGGATATACCTTTGAAGAGCAGGACTGGACACACATGGCAGAGACATTAGGTCAGGAGAATGAGGCTTGGTCTAAGAACCTGTCTATTGATGACACATCTGAGACTACAGTAGATGTAATGAGGTCAATTAATTGGGGGATTAATGAGGGATATAAGTTTATAATAGTTGACCACCTCCATGAACTTGCCTTCGATGATAGACGATCACACATTTCACTGACTGAAGCAATGGGTGATTTCGTTAAACGTCTCAGGAATACAGCTCAACGTAACAACATAGCACTGCTTGCCCTCTGTCAGCTTAATAGAGAGGTCGAGAAGAGATCAGCTAAGATCCCTATAGCAAGTGATCTTGGAGAGAGTGGTACTCTTGAGAGGGTAGCACACAATATTATATTCTTATACAGACAAGAACAACACAAAGGTGAAGTCGATGTCGTTGTAGCCAAGGCAAGAGGTGGTCAGACAGGTATTACTACACTTGATTTTGATGGCGGCACTAACCAAGTTAATGATCAGAAAGGAAATTATGGAATCTAATAGAAGAGAATTACCCAATAGGAGATGTGGGTTTACACAGAAGTCTAGGATCGGAGGACATAAAGTGTACCTTCGTACTGGAGAATATGAGGATGGAACTTTAGGAGAAATCTTTATAGACATGCATAAAGAAGGTGCGGCATTCAGGTGTCTCATGAATAACTTTGCGATTGCAGTCTCATTGGGACTACAACATGGCACTCCATTGGAGGAGTACACAGATGCATTTACATTTACAAAGTTTGATCCATCAGGTGTGGTTCAGGGTAGTGAATGTGTCAAGATGAGTTCATCTATCGTTGACTATATCTTTAGAGAGTTGGCAATTTATTATTTAGGAAGGGATGACCTTGCTCATGTACCACCTGCTCAGATCCCAGAGATACCAGCTAAACCGATTAAGGTTATGGAAGGGATAGATACTAAGTCTGACAAACCTATTCTTGGAGCCTCAGAAACCCATAGGTTTTTAGGAAACCCAGTCAAGGCAGAAGAATATGTACCACCTACTGAGTCTTGGGGGAAGCTTGTAGAGGAGGCAAAGACTAAGGGCTATGAAGGTGAGGCATGTACATCATGTAATCAATTCACACTGGTCAGGAATGGCTCGTGTCTCAAGTGCAACTCATGTGGAGAAACATCTGGCTGTTCATAGTAAAGTTTCACTTGACTTGTAAAATAAAAATGATATAATAATTATTATTTATTATTTATTTATTATTTATTTATTATATTTAATTAAAAAAGAAAGAAAAAATATCATGCAAGAGTTCAGTCTGGAAAGTTTCCCCAGAAATCTAAGGGATACCATGCATAAGGTGGGCATTACTAGCACAGCATTTGCTAAAGAAGTAAGTGTTACTAGGATGAGTGTCTATAACTGGAGGGCTGGACGAACAGACCCAACATTAATAAGGCTGTTTGAGATAGCATCAATCTTAAAGACTGATGTAGGACAGCTACTCAAATCATAACAATCAATAAAGGAATACAATGGCTAATTATAATAGAACAATTATTTCAGGCAACTTAGGTAACGACCCTAAAGTAGCAGACGATTTAAGCTGGACACATGCAAGCATTGCAACCAGCAACTCATGGAAGGATAAGAAAACAGACGAGTGGATGGAGAAGACTCAGTGGCACAGAGTTATGGCATATGGATATGCAGCAGAGAAACTCGCAAAGTGTGTCAAGGGAGAGAATGTATTAATAGAGGGTAGTCTCGATTACTTTGAACCCAAAGAAGAAGGTGGTGAGAAGTCTGCATATATAAAAGCAGATAAGATTTATACTTCACCTAAACCTAAATCTGAAAACATAACAGTGGAACATGATGACATTCCTTTCCCCTAAGAAAACTAAACCAATAACTATACGCCTACCTGTCGAGATGCTTGAAGAGTATAAGAAGAAAGCTGAGGAGGCAGGTGTTGCTACATCTAAACTATTAGCTGATGATTGTGTCTCATGGTGGAAGACTGCAAAGCACATGGAGGTGCAGCAACCTGAAGTTAAAGAAATTGAAGGCCACAAATGGGTTAAGGTAGATGGTGAAGAGGTGCATCTCACAGATCCATTTGTCTACAAGCCTCACATTTTTTTAGATAATGAATAAATTTATTGGGGACGCACTCACTATTTTCTACACTCCTTGGCAGGTAAAAGTCACCTCTGTACCAGACCACCAGTTAAATTGTTTGAGTGCTTCTCAAGGTAATAGAAATTTGCTGGCAAGCAAACGAATCAGGAGGCCCTCACGTATACAACTACGTGTCTTCGCCAGACTATTCTACCATTATATTTTCACAATTTAATAATGATAGGACTGGATAGGGTAAGTATTTTTTAAACATTGCGTAACTGTGAAGCATCTAAAGAGTGTAGACAATCTTAATGTTGCGGTTGCTTGCCACCTCCCCCAACGAGGGTATACTTGAGTACCTGTTGCCCTCGTTCCTCACTACACAGAACGATCTGAGTATCTAAATTATCTAAAGGCAGGAGTTTTTACTACCTTACTAATAAGAATGTTCCTTAACTGGTATAATCTATCCATCATCACTGCCTTCTCATCAGCCCCCATATTCTTATCGTTTTTTATCTCCTTAATACGAGTGTTAAAATCATTAACACTTCTTGCCTTCTTCCTCATAAACGCACTAAACTTTAGAAGATCTTTATCCCTTTCATATAATTCCTTAGCCTTATCCCAGTCTTTAAGTTTTCTTGCAAAGTTTAAATCTTGTACTGCCTGCTCCATTTCCTTAAGTCTCTTATAAAAAACAGTGCCAGCTTTAGTGTTTCTAATGGGCGAACTCTTAAACAATCTTCTAGCCATAGGATAATCCAACAACTTACGAGCTGGTCTCTCAGGAAAATCTCCAACAGTTCTTGTCAGCATATCGGCAAGACCCAGAGCCATCTCTCCACCCCAACTAAAGTAACCATTAATTAAATGCTCCAGTTGAAAAGGCGAAAGCTTTAGCTTATCTATAGGTGAGTACTCAAGTATCTGAGATGCAAGTATTGATGTCTCGGATGTGTACTGACCATACCTTAAACTTGGAGACCTTCCTTGGCTACCCATAGGTTCTATAGGTCTGTCAAAAAATAAGTTTTTATTTATTCCTAATTCTAAAAGCGGCTTAATTGCTTGTGGTAAGGGGACAATACCAAACTCCCTAGATACAATCGCCTTCACTCCACTTAGTAGTGCCTTACTATACTCAGGATTCTCTTCTTCAGAAAGCTTGAGTGCCCTCCAACCAAGGTTCCCTATCATAGAGAATTCATGTGGCTTTGGTAATTTAAAATTAATATCAGTCCCTGGAATCTTTATCCACCAATAAGTATCTCTATCCCAATCAGGTCTAGCCTGATACTCCTCATCATCCTCAAATAACATTTCTTCATACAAGGAAGCAAGCATAACTAACCCTGCTACTATAGCAACTGGCTTTGGATTATTTATTACTGCTCTTCCTAATTTATACTTACCCTGTAACATTGCATTTGCGAATGGTGTAAGCGATGTTACCAGCTTAACCCAGTCAGCACCTCCGTGAAGAGTGAAGTCCATTAAGTCTCGTGACCCAAAGGCTGCTTCGGTCTGACTCTTCCCCTTCTCTATCAGTGACTTGAATAATCCTGCCCTGTTTGCATTCTCCAATTTGTCACCAACCCTAGTATACCAGTCCCAAACACCACGCCCCATATGTCTTGCCTTCTTAAGTGCACTCAAGAAAGTTTCATCTGACTCAGGATTGTTAAGGATGTATCCTGAAGACAGCTCCTTATTAAGAAGAGTCTCTGCATAGTTAGGATCATCCGCCCTAGTATGGGCAAACTGTATGTATCCACCAGATACCAGCATCTGTGCTTCATACTCTTTAAGGGCTTTGTAACCACCAACAGCATTTTTCCATAAGTTAAATCCTATATCAGAAGTCCCGGCAGCAGATACTGTGTCCCTTAATATATTATTTGTTTTAAATACAGGATTATTTGTTATAATCTTAGTGAACAAACCCTTTGCTCCAATCATTAATTTAAAACCAGGGAACTTAGTATCTGGCCCCAGGGAAGCAAGTGAATCATATAATAGTTTGTTATTAATATTATAGAACTTCTCCTTGCCAGACTCTAACACCCTAAGAGTCCTTGCAGTATTAGACAGGGCTTTCTCAACCAGCATCTGAGAAGAGTTCATAGGATCTTGGATAGTTAGTGCTGATCTTATTGTAGTAAAGGCAGCATCGTTCTTAAGAGATGCATCTATAATATGCAACCAGTTCTGTAGCAGGTTATTGAATGGATCACCTATAGGTTTACCCGAACCCTTTAATTTTTTAACCCCGGTCTGTCCTGTTAACGAATTGTAATTAATAGTATTCCCTACCTTTGAGTTGCCAATCTCTTCTTCTATTATTCTATAAAATGGTACATAAAAATCTTGCTCAAAGTTTTTAGCGGCAGTCTCTTGTAGGAGTCCCATCTTAATTCCAAAGTCAATGATGGATTTATTCATATCCATCACATCTTTACGTACACCTTCATACACAACACTTCTCTTTAGCATTGCACCAGTACTGGCATCCTTCATATCACCCTCATTAAACTTGAGACCTTTTTTAATATCGTCAGCATCAAACCTATTCTCTCTGCCCTCCTTACTTAGTTTGTTCGCCCTGTTGTAGGCGATCCATGCAAAGAATCTTTTCCTCTCACTATCTGTACCAAGTGGCTTTAATGATTCAAACAGTCCCTTTACATTAGCATCAAGAACAGTCTCATTAATCATTACACCATTAACATTTGTTCTATCAATTTTTACACCTGAAAATCTTAGTATAGTAGCAAGAACACCATCAGCTCTCTTGGCAAGTCTGGCTACCATGTATTGCTCCATCCCTATATCTTCCTTAATATTTCTATATGGGTCAAGAATCTTAGAAGCCAGATTCCGTCTTATATTATGCCACCAAGAACCAGAAGGTGACTCTTCGTCTGTTGTACTGTACAACTTAAGCCAAGGTGCTAGTGATGATTCAGGCAGATCAGTCCTGTTAAATACAGCCTCCTCTTTTGTCCTTCTTTTTAGTGAGGTATCTACATTCTCAGGAATAACATTTACAATAACATCTGATCTTCCCTCAGCCCTAGGTTTTCTAAGTGCATCAGCAGTCTCTAATAGTAATGCCTTAAGATCTGCCTCTGTCTGTGGGTCATCGAATTGCTTCAATCCTAATGCCTTGGCAAATGAATTGTATACCTTACGCAACCATGCAGTTATACTATCAACCACTGTGGCATTCTGCCCTTCAAGATTCTCTGCAAAATCCGCAAAGACTTCTTCTGCAGCAATAGAATTTTTCTCTTCATCGGATCTTGATTTATATTCTTTGTCACTGTTGATAATCTCTAACTCTTCTTGGAATCTATTAGGCAGACTTGTTTCAATTATCTGCTTAAGCTCAAGGAATTCTTCAGGAGTTATTATGCTTTGTATACCATGACCCATACCTTCATGCCATAGAGTCTTAACAACATCCTCCTCAAAGAAGTGCTCATCTGCTATAAGATATATTCTCTTACGCTTTGAATCATACAACCCTGCAAACCCCGGAGACTTTCCAGTTACAATACTAATGTCTGCACTGCCAGGGAACATTGTCCTGAATCTATCTGTAATTTTTTTAATAACTTCAAGACCTAGAGGCGGAGTACCTTCTGGTGGATCATCAGCTATCCGTTTAAGTACATTCGGATCAGCCGCTAAAGATTCAATCTCTTTATCCCTGCTCTTCATTGCCTCGTCTGGATTCCAAAGTGAGTTAGGCGTTGGATCAAGCTCATATGGTGATAAGTCTACGAGTTCACCTGGCTCAGCATCAAGGGCGGGATCAGTATCTGTACTTAATGGATCAAACAATTCAATACTTGCAGTCGTAAAGTTCTTTCCAAGTATGTCTGCTTCCTTAATTTCATTTATGACTGAGTTTAACAATCCTTCTGGGCCACCTACTATATGTTTGTTAATAAGATCAACCTCATAATGATTTTCTATCTTATTAAAGTCTGGATTATTATCTTTAATATCCTGAACAAACTCTTGTGCTAGTTCATTACTCTTAAAGGTAATGAATCCCCGTAGTTGATTCCCGTCCTTATCTTCAGCAACAAGTTCTTCATTAACCCAGTAAACTTCTACAGACTCCTCATTACCAGGTACTATACGTGCATACCTAATCCTTTTCTTGTCATGGTGTGCCTTATTTAATTCATCAAGTACATCTACCTTCCTGTTTAAGCTGACATATATTTCTGAAGTTGTCTTAGAATCACGTAGCTCTTTACTTGGAATTTTATAACTGATCTGATCTATAGGTTTGTTCTTACCAAAGGTATCCTTCCCCTCCCTTGTCAGTACATCCTTCATAAAAGCTGGGACTTCTATCTTATTTATCTTACCTTCTTCAGTTGTCCTCTGTCCTTCACCTGTAATCTTAAGGATATACCATTGCTTACCTTTACGAATCACCTCAAAACCTAAAGAGAAATCTTGTTCTACGGAGTCAGCAAAAGATTCGTACTCTACCAACTGACCAGTCTTAATATATGGCATGAAGATACCACCAACCTCAGTGGGATCAATATACCAAACATCTGGTACTGATGGAGACTTAGTGGGGGTATATCTCTCGGCAGAGAGAGCGTTCTCAGAGATGAACCCCTGCTTTATAGGGGCTTGTTCTATGGGGGTAGGCTCAGCAGTAGCAGGCTTGCTTATTTTAGATTTTTTTTTTAATATAGCAACAGGAATTCCAGAAGATCCTTTACGAACTAAAGCTTCGTTGATATCATTACGACCTTGGACAGTTAAGATAGGCCAGAATCTGTCCAACATTTCAGCCTTAAGAGAGTCTGTATCTTCTTCAGTTTGGACACGACCAATCAACCAGTCCCTCATCCTATTACGAATTAACCCGGTGAGTTTTGTAGGAACACCTTTCTCCGAGCCGGGTAATCTTTTTTTAATGTCTGTAGTAAACCCAGAAGTACCTGGATAATCTGTTGCATTCCATGTTGATACATCAGTGAATCCATTCTCAGGGTTAGATACAATCTTTGCCCATCTACCCTTATTTTTTTTATTGGCATCAGCATCAGGTAATGTATTTATAAGATCTTCCTTTGAGATTATAGGTGATGCAACAGGGGTACTTACTACTTCCGTTTCAACAGGTGGCTTAGCCTTACTCTTTGGAACAAGTTTCTTTTTAGCTTCTGGTTGTGGAGTTTTATTAATATAATTATCAGCAAGTTTTTTAAATGGAGCATTTGCATTAGTCCATTGTGGCTGATAAATTGCAGGAGCCTTCTGATTTTTAAGCGTTACCTCAATATCATTTATACCAACCTTGTTTTTATTTTTACCACCGACTACTATAATGTTCGGTGTCCCAGTAGTGCCGCCATTCTTTTTAGTACCCTCATTAGCCCATAGATATTCCAGTAACTCTGTATCACTTAAATCTTTTGCCTTACCTTCAAGTGAACCCCTTAATTTTTCTAGTGCTTTTGTAGTTGGTATACCTGCATTACCTTTCATTGTGCTATTATAATTAGCCATCTTTTCACGGGCAGATTTTTTCCAATTCTTCAACTCTTCCGGCATGGAACTTTCTTCTGCATCCATTTCACGAGTATCCTCCTCTTCAGCTACTGCCTGCCTTGCCTCTTCTAGCTTTGCCTCGGCCTTCTTAGTCTCCTTAATGGAGCTTGCCATAGACTCATCCTTCCTACCTGGATCATAAACCCTGGTAATATTCTCTCCAAGATCTTCTCCATACTCTTCCTTCTCAGTCTTTATATCAGCCTCAATGTCTGCACCAGTTATCGGATTAAGGATAGGATCAGTAAACTTCTTAGTGCCACGAACATTTGGAACAGCATCACTAATCCTGATTGTTACAACTCCATCACCATCAGTTTTAATGAGATCAAAACCATTTGTGTTTAATACATTTTTAAATTCTGTGCTAGGTATATCAAGTTTGACAGGTAGTTCTATAGCTAATCTTTTTACTGATTCAGTTTTCTTTTTCTTGCCCTTACCAGTAGTAACCTCCTCTACATCCTCATAAACATTAAGGTTAGTCCGATCAAATGTTATCCCTTCTGGAGATGACGATTCAATATCATCTAACGTCCTGTTTATTTCATCAGGTGGAAGATTCTTATTGTTAGCATCATAAACTTTTTTTAGATTTTTTATCTTTGCATTAGTAGTTTGCTGGATTCTGCCTAAGACATTAAGGGATGGACGTTCTTTTGTAGAAGGCTCTACCTCTTTAAGTCTTGTTTTAGATTTAACTTTCTCAGGGAGTAAATCTTCAAGCTCTTCTTTTAGTTGAAGTATATCAGCATTCATCTCTGCAATTTCAATATCACCTTCCAGAGACTCCATCTCTACCTCAAGAGCTGATATTTTATTCTGCCTATCTATTACCCCTCTTGCCTGTTCACTCTCTTGAAGCTCCTCATTGTTATAAACAGTTAGGTAAGAACTGCTTGCCGCATTGAACTTATTTTTCCCTGTTCCTTTTTCCTCAATGCCAATAAAAGATTTCTCTTCCAATGTCTGCAGATGCCTTAGTGCATTCTCTGCTGTTGCTTGAGATACTGGAACATTTTTAACAGGTATATTAGGAACAGTGAGATCCTGATTCATTCCACCCTTAACCTCCCGGAAAATAATCTTACCATCTTCTATGCCTATAAATTTAATAGCTCTAAGGGTGGTAGGTATCCTGGAAGTTAATGGGGTAGCAGTAGTGGGTTCTCTAAGTCCTAGTTTCTCCCGGTCAATCTTTGACTGAGCATCAGGGCTACCTTCAACCCTAACATAGCTTCTCTTATCACGAGCAAGTGGGGTCTCAATTACTACTATCCTATTAATAAACTGGGAGACATCAGCATCATCTACCTTCTGTGGTAGTGCTGTGTTGGTGCTATCGAAGTTTTGTTTATTAGGTTTAGTCCTGATAATTAATGGCTTCTCTTCAACTACCTCATCAACCACCACTGGAACTGCTGCTTGAGTAGTCCCAACTGTTTCAACTGGTGCTGCAGTAGGATCTGGAACAGTAAGTCCCAGCTTATTAACCATCTTTGCAATTACATTTACACGATTATCATAGGAGATGTCATACTCGGTGGTCTTCGTACCAAACTTTTTGCCTGGGGTCGTAATTTTTCTGCCTTTATTCTTTAACTTTAACTTCTTAATCTCTCCCAATACCAACGAATGTATTTCCTTATCAGTATACTTAAGCTGACGACCCTGAGCATACTCTTTGAGAACGTTCTCTATCTCTAATGCAGAAGCATCCTTACCAAGTATACCCTCTGTCATAGTAGGGGCTGGTGCTGCTGGTGTGGCTTCTACTGCCGCATCCACATTGGCATCCGGTACTGCACCAACCTGTTCTATTGGAGCTGTAGTTGGTGGTAAATTTGGTGGTAAATTTTGTGCTTCGGTAACAGGGGTAGCATCAGTAGGCAGACTCATCTTACTAAAGATGCCCTCTCTCTTGGGAGCAACATCCATCTTACTAAACCTACCTTCCTTCTTAGGTGCAGCCTTAGCTTCAGTCCTTCTATCACGGGACACAGCACCAATAAGTTTATTTATATCTGACCAGGAGGCATCTGGATTATCATTTATTACTTCTAAAGTAATGTTCTCTCTTTCAGTTCTTATTGCTTCCGGCCTCTTAAGTGTTTGATTGTATAACTTCTCAACAGTTAAATCCTCAAACTCCAATGCCCCTTCTTCAGGAGTTGTCTCTGTCTCTTCAACAGCAGGAGGTGGGTTATCTAAATATTCCTTGAAGGCTTTCGCATTCTTTTCACGAAGATCTAATTTTTCAGGAGAAGACTTATCAGCAAAAAGATCTTCACCTTCCCTCATTACTTCCAACTCTTCGTCTACAATCTTCTTTTCACGCTTATCTAACTTGTCACGGAAAGCTTTGAAGTGGGCAGCATCACCAGCATCTACTTCCCTCCGTGTTATAAATCGTAACGGCCCTTTGCCTTTAAAGTCTTTGTCCCCTGGCTTTTTATATACAAGCTCACCCCTTGACAATCCTTCTTCAACAATATTAGCCTTGCCTGAAACATAATCACTATAATTTTTCGACCCACTAACGACTCCAATAGGCCCACCTACAGCAAGACCCATCAGTGCTTCGTACCCTGCCCTCTTCCAGCTTGCCTTAAGTTCTGGTACATCTTGAACACCAGCCCTCTCCATACCTGCCATCTTTGCTTCGGCTGCAGTATACTGTGACCCATATGACTGTCCAAATTCCTCAATGGACTCACGTACACCAGTGCCAACAGCCTTCCTGCCTATAGCATTCATCCTGCCTTTGCCAGCCTTCATCAACTTAGAAAACTTACCCCCTACTGGAGAGAAATTAAGAGGGTTCATAAAGTTGGCGATGCCAACCTTGGCAGCACTGCTATCTGCCTCATCCATGAGAAGCTCTTGTACTTTAATACGTATCTCCTCCATAGATGCTTCGTTTAACTCCTCACCACCTAGAGCAACCTCCATCTTCTTACGAACATCTTTATCAGTAACTATATCAGCATAGTTAAACCCCATCTCTGATAAGGAGTCAACAACTCCATAAGCAAGTAAGCCTGCCAACCATACAGGTGCACCTAAAGCTCCGGCAGCCATACCTAATCCTGTACCTGCCGCCATAATTCCTACCATAATTGGAGCTGAAGCTGCAACATCAAATAGGAACTGAGTTACTGCATTCTTTCCATCACCACTTTGCTCTTCAAATCTTTGGATGATCCCGCTTTCAACTGCACTATCATCAAGCTGTTGTTGCTGGGTCATCACCTCTTCAGTGTCTCCCATTAACTCAGCAGCCTTCATCTGAGCAACATCAACTAAACTTCCAGCACTGTTTAAAGCAAGAGACCCTGCTCTACTAAGACTACTAAAGAACCCATCACCCCTATCGAAGTCCCCAGGACTGCTACTGCTATCAAGACTCATTGCAGTATAGACCTTATCTAACTCCTCTTGAGTATGATTAGGTCTTGATTTAGCAAAGTCACGCCCAACTATTCTTCTCTTAGTTCTCCACCTCTCATAAGGATTAGTGAAGTGGCTCAATTCTGAATTTAGTTTATTCTCATATTTAAGTAAGGCATCGTCTTCTGTCTGAGGACGAGGCATTCCCCTCTCTTCAGCCGGGAACCTTCTTAATCCGCTATATTCTGCCATAGTTATCCTTTTAATCTACCAAACTGGGGTATATCCTTCATATTGTTTCCACTGTGGATCACTTTGATTATTAATAATTCCTTCTGCTGAATTATCATACTCCTTAAATCTATCCTTTGCTCCTTGATTTATAATCCAAGCTTTTTCTATTTCTTTATCTAGCCTTTCTTTCTCAGCTTTTCTACGCTCCCCTTCAGGATCATACTTTGTAATTTTATTACCAGTATATTGACCTCTTGTGATCCAGCTTTTTAGCTTATCCATCCTGTCCCGTAGGAATTTAAAACGATTTGTACCACCATTTTTTTTATACTTCCCATCAGGCCCTTCTTGTAAATCAGAATAAATACCAGTACTAAATAATTCTTTATCCATTTTATTGTATGCTACTAACTGATCCTGTGGATTTGTTGCCTCAGTTAAATCCTGAACCGCCTTGCCAAATTTAGGATAGTTTCCAGAGTCACCCTTCTTCATAAAACTAGAACCATGCCTGTATCCCATGTCTCCAATTATATGTTTAAGATATGGCACACCTCCTTGATCCTTTTTGTATGTATTCTCATTAAATCCAAAGTTATTATTTACTTCTTTCATTGATTTATTGTAAGCCCAACCCATTAACGTGTCTGTCTGTTTGGAAGTAAGCCTTAACTGCAGTCTCTTATACTCCTGATCTGTGGTTAGTTTGCCCTTCTTACCATGTCCATAATCAGAATTAACTGAGTCAGACATAAGATAGCTTTTCCATTCTTTCTTTTTACCAGAATCAGTTATCCCCAGCATTTCAATAATGTCATCTGCATTATCTGACCGGGCATCACCTCTACCAACTAATAAATTTGCATCTACTGAGCCAGCAGCAATCACTCTTTTATTATCGTCTATTGGTAACCCACCAGACAACCCATTATCTTCTAATGTCCTAAGGTTCTGGAGTACTTGTGATTGTGTCATTTCAAAAGGAGCAGGGTCAAGTACTAACTGCTTTGGCTTATAGCTATCAGTCTTAGGCGTGTTGGCTTTAATAAAAGCCTGCTTATCTGTTGAGCTTGCTGTTGTAGCTAACGGGTCATTGATATTACTATCAGTCCCACTTAAATCCCTAGACTCCAAAAAAAGACTCTTCCACCACGTATCTGAAGATCTTGATGCTGGAGCATCTGCATCTGGTTTCACAACAGTTGCGTCATCTTTATTACTAACTACACTATCATCAGGAAGCTGACCTGAACCTGAACCTTTAAAAAGATTGTCATTTGTGGCATCTGTATCTGGGGTTACTACCTCATCTGTATCTGGGGTTACTACCTCATCATTATCCTTAGTCTTAAAGGATGTAGTTTTAACACCAAATAACCCGCCACGAGTGTTCTTTATTCCCCCACCATCTTCTGCTTCTATTTTTAGATTAGTATTTTCAATAACCTTTGGGCCAACAATTGATGAAAATTGATCAGAAGTATCTTCTATTTCAGGAGTATCTCCTGAAGATAAACCAGAGTCTTTTCTGAAAGGGTCATAGTTGCCAACAAATTTTGTATTACTCTTCTGCTTACTAAGCATGTCAGTAGCATCAGGCACACTCATACCAGTGATAGAAGAATACTTATTTATAATGCGAGTCATCATCACATCACTCTCAGCATTTGGGTCACCATAATCTGAGTCATCATACAAGCCAGTATTAACTGACCATTTCATCATTGATACAGGAGTATGTTTGCTAATTGCTAGTAGGTCTTGCTTATGCTGTTCAGAACCGATGTCATAATCTTTATTCCCAATCCTATCTTCCATTGCTATAACTGCATTTCTAGCATCTTGACTATAAAGACTTGGATATTTTCTTATCTTCTGGTCAACACTATTTAATGCATCATCCATCCATGTTGCTACGATCTCATCATAACTAGTCCTTGCCTGTTTCTTTGTACCACCCTTCCATTTTTTAAGATTCCAAGCATCTACACTAGACTTCCTCATAACATTCATGGCATCCAACTCACCCTTCATCATGTACATACCATGTTTTTCCCTATTCATATCATCTGATTCTTCATTCCTCAACATGTTGTACTTAATTCTTTCATCCTCACGTTGATTAGCTTTATAACTTTTTACTTCAGTTGAGATTGTCTGACCAAGATCAGTGATGGATTTCATTGTGTCACGGCTCCCTCTGTATTGGCGAGCAGCATCCTCCTTAATAACATTCTGCCTATCTGCAAGCTCTCTATCTAAATTACCAAATTGTATTGCCATGTTATCACCTTGTATTTTTTGTTTATTAATTATCTAACCAATAGAACTATAATCATTATTTTCGTTGTACCATAAAGCTGGGCTGTCTTTTTGGGTATCTTTAATATCAAATGAACTGCCACCTCCTCCTTCTCTTTCCATTGCAAGTCTATCCCTTTCTGCTTTTTGTTCAGCCAACTTTAATGCAGCTTGTACATAAAGACTAGCACCTCCAGTTGCTCCTGCTCCAGCTACAGATGCTGCTGTCCTAACTAATCCCATTGTATTCTGAAGTCCCATGTTGGCTCTAGAGTTATTGAAAGAATCTACTCTTGCCCTGGCAGCCGCATCACTCATTTTGAATTTATCCTGACGCTCAACTCCTTTATTTGATATGCTCATCCTATCTTGGAGT